CCAAAGCTTTGGAGAGTTACAAGAAACTCGCAAAAGAATTGAAATGTGGAGACATGAAATGAATATCTTACTCATGCCCATGATGCTGATGACAACTCTCACACAAATTCAAGTGAGTCCTGAGTTGCTCGTGCAAGGAACAGCAGTCAAGCACAACAATGAGGATTATGTTGGTTTACCTGGTGACAAGTGGATCTTAATTAAAGGGATCGTTGAATCTGCTGACAATGACTGCAAGGATATTATCAATGATGCCGTGCATCTCTGTCAGCATCAACTTGAAGGTTGTCATGAAACATGCAACAACATTCCCGAGCATCAAAAGAATTTAATCAAAGTGCTCACGATGAAGGTTGAGAATCAAAAGAGTCAAATCGAAAGACTTGAACAAAGCTCCGAGCTTTGGAAATATGCTGCGATTGTTGGGAGCTCAGTTGCCTTGTCGGCTGGCACTTACATATTGATAAAGTAAGTAATCACTCTTAACAATGCAAGTCCCACAAGACCACCTATTAACATCAAAAAAGCTGCTTGCTCACTTCTCATGTTTTCCCTCCAACTGAGCAACCTTCAACTTTAAAGCGTTGAGATCTTCCCATATTTTGATCCGACCATCTCGCTCGGTTGCGTAGTTGGTTTGGATCATATTCTCAAGAGATTCAAGCTTCTTTTCTTGTTGATCATTGATTTGGTCTGACTTAGAAATGTCTGTTCGTAAACTGTTGATCATGTTGGATACATACCAAATCACACCGATCACAGTGCCAAATAGACCAAGAATTTGAAACATCACATTTACATCAATTGTCATGATTACCTCAGCGAAGTGTTATAGTCACGAGGTCACCGGCAGCACGTGCCGAGGCTCCGACAAAATTATGCCAAATGATCCCTGGTGAGTATGTGTTGTTATTATCGACATACACAGCACCATTCTCAACAGCCATAAATCCTCCTTGATCTACAATATCACGTGATGATTTTGCTTCAACTTGACCTTGTGCCTGTGCTCTTACATAATAAACACCAAGATTGTCGGCATCTTCAGCAGCGTTCTCCCTTGCAACATATAAAGGAGTATTCATATTGTTTGCTCTTATATAAAGATTTGAGCTTGTATCATATGACAACACATCCCCTTGAACAATATTACTATTACATTTGATTTTTATCCACGACATAATCTTATCCTTAGCTTAGTTGATAAATTTGATAGGAGATAGTACGCATCTCCTCATCGTCTACATTTTTAACTGATCCACTTAATGACTTCACAACGATTCTGAAAATATCATTATTCACAAAAGTTCCAATACCATAAATAAAAGCTCCATATCTTGAAGTCCTATCTATAGTTACCTTCATTCCAAATTCTCCGGCATTGTTCCTCATTCTCATAGTCATGCTTGTTCCACTTGGGATAGCTAACGTACATACAATCAAATAAGTCCCAGCAGTGGGAATATCAATAGATTCAGCCCAGCGTGTATTAGATAAAGGTGAATTTGATGTAGTTGCATTATTAAAATTAAATCCAGAATCTCTATGCTGTAATGATCCATAATCTCTGATAGTAAAATAGTCACCTGCTGCATAGTAATAGCTTCCCCCACTCCATCCGTAAGTGCTTCCAAATATGGCTAGACCGAGATTGGGTGTGGTGGCTCCTGGATAACTGCCATTCAGCCAATTTGCACCATCGTATTTTATCACCTGATTTGATGCTAGTGAAGATTCAGAAATATAAGAAGCCATATTCACAGGAATGTCACCGGCTGCACTTGGATTCTGACTATCAACTGTGATTTTATTATGACTCATGTTGTCACCTTTATGATCAAGCAGCTAGTAAATTCAGCTATTGTATTACCTTGATTTGCAACGCTATCAACATTAGAGTTCTGTATCACTTTAAAATCAAGAGGTTGATTTGATCCTGTGATACTAGTAAAACTGCTAATAGTCGTTGATGCTCCTCCCGAATATGAATTTGCATTATCACCGATTACTAGAGCTGAGCTTTTAAAAGCTGTTGAATATTTCCATTGGGCCACAAGATAACCACTTGCTGAAAATTCAACTCTAGTCTGTGTTAATATCCAGTATTTACCTACAGGTAAAGTGATAGCGTCATACCAGTCTCCAGTTGAATTTGATAATGTCGCGCCTGTAATTGTGTTAATTGGATTTGTATCATAAAACTCAATACTTTGATTGGCTGCTAAAGATGATGCGCCACTCGTACTATATGCAGCTGACTCACCTTGACCGATCAATATGTATTCCATATCACCTGCAGGAGCTGCCCCATTCACATATCCAGCACCATCATATTTGATGACTTGATCTGCCGAAGGCGTTGTGATTGTCACGTTGTTGAGATCACCGATATCCAAAGATGAGAGTGACACGTTACCACTAGAGTCAGGATTCTGTCCTTGAACTGTGATTTTATTATGACTCATTAGATCACCTCCCAATTGCTTGAACCGTCACTCACAAGAGTCACAGCTTGATTTTGTACTGTCAATGTATAATCTGTTCCAGCCCCTCCGAGGTCGACTTGCTCAGTACCATCAGGAGACAAGATCAAGTTGTTGCCTGCTGTCTTAAGTTTCACACGAATCTCAGTTCCTGCCGTCACACCACTCAACGCAGGGAGATTGATTGTGATCGCTCCTCCTGATGTATCAGCAGAGTAATGAGTTGAGGCTGCTCCTGTAACCGGTGAAGATGCTGATGTGATTGCTGTGTATGTGAATCCACCTCCTCCACTTGCTTGATCAACCCAATCAAGATTCCCACTTCCATCAGTTTTCAAAACTTGATCAGCAGTTCCGTCAGTGTTTGGGAATGTTAAAGTGTATGATGCAGCAGCTGAATGAGGAGGCCCCTTGAGTGTGATGCCATGACTGTTTTGTTCACAGTTCAAAACAATTTGACCACTTCCTCCGGTTGCATTCCCTTTGATCGTGACTTTGCCTGTTCCATCAGGAGCAAGCTCAATCGCACCATTGGAGACGCTGACAATGTCTTGACCATTGACATCGAGATCACCACCGAGTTGAGGAGTTGTATCATCGACAATGTTGATTGCAAGATCATCGTTGAAAGATGAAAGATTGATCGCACTCAAAGCCGTTGACACAGCTTGATTCGATCCATTACCAAGGAAGATTTTATTGCTGTCAAGATTAGGGGTTGCATTCGTACGACCTGCGCCACCGATCTTGTAAATGCCACTATTACCAGTGCCATCAACTTTCACAACTCGACCAATGTTTTGAATGAGATTTGACTCTCCTGCTGGTGCAGAATTTGCCAAGGCTCCTGCTGTGGTTTCACTTACAAACAAAGTGTCACCGACTGCAAATGATCCTGTATTGATTCCTTCAAGGTTACCAAATGTTACGATCTGAACTTCAGCATTGAGAGAAGCTGCAGCATAACAAACACCAAAAGCTGGCATTGTTGACGCACTGTTTGCTTGTGCTTTCTCAACTGTTGGAACGCCTCCCGAGACTCCTGCAATGTAAACAACATCACCCTTACTCAAGGCAACGTTTGCTTTTGCTTTGAATCTCACAGCACCATTCAGATCTCCATGAGTTGTCACAAAGCGATTTGTTTCACTTCCTATTGTGTGAGTTTGATCACCATCAGCAAGAAGATCACCACCCATTGTCACCTGAGCAACGGAGATGTTTGTGGTTGTGGTTGCACCATTGTCAGTCACTTGTTGCAAGGTTTCACCTGCACCACTTGGAAGGTTGGTCAACTGTGAACCATCAACAGCAGGGAGACGAGATGAACCATCCAACTGAACGACGTTATTGGCACTTGTTCCAACGTCAAGAGTTGAACTTGTACCAAGTCCCAAATTGGTTCTTGCTGTCGCAACATTATTCAAGTCACTGAGGTTGCTTGCAATTGCAAGTTTTGTGTTGTCGGTGCCTGTGACTCCTGTTAACTGTGAACCGTCGACAGCTGGTAGACCTGTGGCATCCAAGACAACAACATTTCCATTGCTTGTCCCTGTGTCAAGAGTTGCACTTGTGCCAAGTCCCAAATTGGTTCTTGCTGTCGATGCACTATTCAGATCACTGAGATTGTTTGTGATCAACAAGGCACCTGTCGGACTGATGTTAGTTAACTGTGAACCGTCAACAGCAGGAAGTTTAGAAGTTCCATCCAATTGCACAACATTATTGGCACCTGTTCCAACGTCAAGAGTTGAACTTGTACCAAGACCAAGATTCGTTCTTGCTGTTGTTGCGTTGTTCAAGTCACTTAAGTTGTTTGCAATTGCAAGTTTTGTGTTGTCCGTTGATGTGACTCCTGTTAACTGAGAGCCGTCAACAGCTGGCAGACCTGTGGCATCCAACACAACAACATTCCCATTGCTTGTCCCTGTGTCGAGTGTCGCACTTGTGCCAAGACCAAGATTAGTTCTTGCCGTCGAAACATTATTCAAGTCACTGAGGTTGCTTGCAATTGCAAGCTTTGTGCTGTCGGTGCCTGTGACTCCTGTTAACTGTGAACCGTCAACGGCAGGGAGACCAGTTGCATCCAAAACAACAACATTCCCATTGCTTGTCCCTGTGTCAAGAGTGGCACTTGTACCAAGACCCAAATTGGTTCTTGCTGTCGCAACATTATTCAAGTCACTGAGGTTGTTTGCAATCGCCAACTTTGTGCTGTCTGTGCCTGTTACGTTTGTTAATTGTGAACCGTCGACAGCAGGCAGACCTGTGGCATCTAATACAACAACGTTCCCATTGCTTGTCCCTGTGTCAAGCGTCGCACTTGTGCCAAGTCCCAAATTCGTTCTTGCTGTTGTTGCGTTGTTGAGGTCACTCAAGTTGTTTGCAATCGCTAACTTTGTGTTGTCTGTCGCTGTGATTCCTGTCAATTGTGAACCGTCAACAGCTGGCAGACCTGTGGCATCTAATACAACAACATTTCCGTTGCTTGTTCCTGTATCAAGAGTTGCACTTGTGCCAAGACCCAAATTGGTTCTTGCTGTCGCAACATTATTCAGATCACTCAAGTTGTTTGCAATCGCTAACTTTGTGTTGTCTGTCGCTGTGATTCCTGTCAATTGTGAACCGTCAACAGCTGGGAGGCCCGTTGCATCTAATACAACAACGTTCCCATTGCTTGTCCCTGTGTCAAGCGTCGCACTTGTGCCAAGACCAAGATTCGTTCTTGCTGTTCCTGCATTATTCAAGTCACTGAGGTTGCTTGCAATTGCAAGAGCATTCACATCAGAAGCACCCAAAGACACAACACCTGTTTGACCATTGACCGAGGCCACTGCGTCAGTGTTGTCAATTACATCAAACATTGCTGATGTGATTGGTGAGCTTGCATCTTGATTGAACACAATGTGATCACCAACATTTAAAGTCACACCTGCCAAAGTACCTGCAACCGATACAATGTAGAAGTCACCTTTCTTTGCTGAGGTCAACACTGGTGAGTTTGTTGCTGCGTCGTATGATCCTTTATAAACAAGACCACCGGTTACGGCTCCTCCACCTGTTCCACGAAAAGATTCAAATTTAATTGCCATGATTAACCTCGATTAAATCCACAGTAGATCACAAAAGCGTCAGATGAATCAGCTTTCTTATATGCGATGCTTGTGATGTTGGAAGATGCAAGAGCTTGACTATCAACTGAGTAAGATGACAGCAATGGGATGACTCCATCAGTATTAGTCACACCATCACCAGCACCAGCAGCAGCACGAAGCTTCACAAATGATACTGTTGATGTGTTGGATGATACGGCCCCGAGATAAGCGAACTTAAGAGAAGCATCAATCTGACTTCCTGTGGTTGGATCGTAAAAGTCACTTGATGTCAACGAGTGCCAATCTGTATCACTGACACCACTTGCATTATAAGCACCAATGATCTGACCTGCTGAGATTGGATTTTGAACTGATAATTTACTGCTCATTTGTTTTATTCTCTTTCTTTTTTGCTGCGACATTTGCACCAGCGTAAACAAGATACAAAGTGTCAATAAGCCCGAGGACTTCAGTTGATGCTTTGTTGAATGCTGACAAGATGCACACTGCTGTCAATGTAATAAGAAACATGAAAGACTTTCGCCCTCCAAAGGTTTTCATAAGTTTACTCATCATAGTCTCCACTTGCCAATCTGTAAATGTGAGCAACATCAAAAATACTTCTCTGACGCTTGATGACTCCCTCTCTCCATTCACCGTCCGGACCTTCTCCTTTGGCATTCCCTTCGATCGTGTCAAAGTTGCCATCCTCATCAGGTACACTCAAAGCGATGGTGATGTGATTGCCGTATGAAGGAGACTTCTCTTTTGATGTATACACAACAACGATGTCACCAATTGCAATCTCTTCGACTTTTCGCGCAGTGCCTCCCCAATTATTCCAAAGACGGTAACAGCTTGGAAAGATCTTTTGACGAATGTTGAATTTAGCTTGTGTATAACACCAAGCAGCGAAAGCACCACACCAAGCAAATTGACCATTACGAGTATAGTCTTTCTCCCAAGTCCATCCGATTCCATCCATTGATTTAATGTATAGATTGATTCGAGATGAGTCACCACCAAGACCGGGCTCTGTCACGTTCATATTCCATTCAGATTCTGCACGATCAACAACTTGTTTCACGTGTTCATTGGGTTGCAACTTTGTCTCGAATTCTCTTGATACATATTCCATGGGACTAAGGTCAAGCTGTAAGTGACTTACGTCACGCTTCAAGCGTCGGACTTTGTCCTCAAGTTGAGAGACTTGTTTTGTTAAATCTGCTTTTGTAAGTTTCATCAAGCATACTCCTGAGCATCATCTGAAGATCCAAGGACACCGGCAGCACTCGCAAGATAAGCGTCTTGCTTGTGGTCTGCTGATGCACTTGTATAAATTGTTGGTTCAAGGGTTCCGAGGGTTGACACGCCATGAACAGCAGTGAAAGTCACTGTTGATCCTGCAATTGATTGGATGGTCAAACCTGTGATTGCATTGTCCTCATCACCAAATGGAAGGAAGTCAACCACGTCACCAGCTGCAAAGAAGGCAGTGTCATCACTGCTGAATGTATTTGTTGAGACTGTGAGCTGTGTGGTTGATGTGATAAACGTCACCTTCATGGTTGAGTTCCAATTGACAACCGAGATCCCTGTGCGAACAATCTCAAGATCACAACCTTCACTCATAAGCTCTTGAGTGATTGACTTGATCATACCGATCTTATCAGTCACACCATAGTCATCACCAACATCCTTGAGATGAGGAGATGAGCACTTAACATAAGAGCCAACTTCAAGGAAGATTGATTGACCTGTGCCGATTGAACCTGTCCATAATCTCATTGGATCCGACAATACATTGAATACTCGTGAGGCAATTGGGAGGAAATAATTGAAAGCATCACCAGCACCTGAGCCAACATCAAGAGACTTAAGGCCATAGAGCTCAATGCTTATCTTGCTTTTCTCTCCACCATATCGGTTGATTGATTCTTGATTGTTATAAATGATATGTTCAAGGAATTCGTTTTGATCATTGTCCCATTCATATTTGATTTCAACTTGTGTGACAATATCCTCATAAATACTCCATGTGGGTGGTGGATCTGTCAGCCAATCACCTGCTGCGATTGTTGCAGACACAAAGTCATCTGTCTCAGTCCCCAAAGATTCAAGTGTGATCTTTGGCACACCTGCCGAGCTTCGTCTCATGATGAGGATGCAACCGATTGACTTGAGCAATGAATCAAAGAAGTCACGTGGGTTGAAGTCATCAACAGAGAAACCACGACTCAACCATGAGATTTGCCTTGTGCCATTGGTCAAGAATGAGTTGACATCAATGTTGTCCTCATGGATGGAGAGACCAAAGCCAAGATCATCATATGACCCATTGTTCCCACCTCCACCACTTTGAAGGATCTTCAACATCATCTCACCAGGTGACACAAAGTATTCAGTGACACCACGTTTGACAATCGTTCTGTCATTACCATTCCAATCACCAAAGTGACCTTGATCAACATTCTCTCTGAATTGTCTTAAATGAATTAAGAACCCTGTTGACAATGCCGTCTCATGACTTGCTTGATAATAGAGAGTTTTGATTCTTTGATCTTGATAATCAAATGTTTCAACTTGAATCCCATAAAATACTCCTGCCGTTGCCGAGGTTGGCAAGTTCAAGGAGCTCTCACAAAGTATACCTGGTTCATTGGCTTGCTTGTATGCAGGAGCAACATTGATATCTATAAATGAAGATGTTGATCTGTGATTCTTAAATTCAATTGTTTGAACAAGTCGACTATTGCCTGCATAGTTTGGTTTTGTTCCGTCGTTCCAATAATCCAAAGGATAAAAGACTCTTGCTGTGTTTGCTAGTCTCACACGACTTTCACGCTGGTCGTTTTTCCAATAAGCATATTGATAGTTTGGGCTTGTACGATACCATGCTGACGAATACCAAAGATGGATCCTTCCATCATGGTTGTTGCGATGATCTGATAACGTGGTTGCTCTGATCTGATTGCCTCTGATTCGAAAGCTTGAGAAGGCTCCATCAATACCAGTGTGAGCAGTAATATTCGTCAAAGAGTTGTTGATGACATCAGGCCAATTCTCAAGGCTATCATTGGCTAATTCAAACCGTTTGATCTCACCACGATTCTCAATCCTTACATTGTAATCACCTGCATTGATAGCAGCGATCAAAGCAACTTGACTCAATGCTCCTGTAACAGTGTGAATACATGTGACTCTTGGTGTACCTGCGACAGTTGTCAAGGTCTCCGGATAGATCTTGTCCCCAAAGAATGAGATCATCATGGGATACCGAGGATGACAAAGTGTTGCATTCTCATCTTGACCATTTGGCAAGCTTGCATCATAGATGTCTTGTAGTGGTGCATTTGTTGGATACAGCAAGTCAAAGTCTGTCTTTGTGCTGTCAGTTGCATTCTGTTGAGCATTGGTCAAATAAATGCTGTAATCATTACGGAAAGCAGACCCAAACTCAAAAGTGTTTGATCTGTTTTTAAAGAAGTAATGATGATCTTGAAGTAAGAAAGATGATGAACCTTTTTGATCACTCAACTCAGTATCAAGTAAGGCAGTCAAAGGAATCAAAGAGAGATTGATTGTTGATCCGTTCTCTGCGTATGGAGATGACTCAATGAAGCCGTTAATGATACAAGTATAATCACCAACGTGACCTTTTGAATCTTGGTTTGCAACAAAGAGTTTTGCTCTCCTACCTCGAAAGACTGTGATCTTATCTTCCACAAATGGGATCGATGAGGTTTGTGCGTCAATCCTGTGTGATTGATATTGACTGCCAGCAACACCACGATCAGCAATTGTCATACTTGACGAAGTGAATGCAGTTACTCGAAAAGTCTCTGCACCAATGTGCATGAGCCGGGGAGTTGATAATGAGGATAGATCAGAATCAAGATTGATGGTTTGTGGAAGTGCGTCAAATGTAATGTCACTCTCAAGGTTTGCTCTTGAGATATTTCCCGACCTTTTGCCGATACGACCAAAGACAACACCTGGATCACTCGCAAGACCATCCTTGAGAATGGATAGCTCAAGAGATATTGAGCCATACTCAGCAACCCCACCATTTGGATCAATAGAACTATTGAAAGCACCAACGGCAACAATCGCTTGACTGTCATCATAAGAGATCCCACTGATCAGATTAGCATCCAAGTTCGTGGATGAAGGAGGGACAATTGAATGATATCGATATTGCAAGCCTGCAATCTGAAGCGCAAAAACTCGCCTTCCATTATCTTGGGATATGCTCATGATCTATCAGCCTTGTAAAGGTCAAAGGTTGAGAAGGCTTTCAGCTTGCAATCAGTGCAAGAGATATTGAATACAACTCGCTCTCCTCTTGCTTGATACACTCCGACAGTGTTTGGAATATACAAGGGACGTGGAGCCTCGGGACTTGTGTTTGTTGGAACGGCAGCAGGTATGATGTATCCTGAATCAACCATGTAACTTGATCCGATTTGAGTCGATGTTTCTGAGGAGAGTTCAAGGCTGTCAGCAGAATTAAATCTGATTCCATAATCAGCAACTGCAACTTGACTATAACCGGAGCCCGAATCATTCAATAGTCCGATCTCAACATCAATTACAGGAGAGAATGCTGAGGATCCTGCATCCTGTGAAGTTGATCCACTTTCATATTGAATGATAACACCTATCCAATCAGAGACAAGTCTTGTAGCAGATATCAGCTTGTGAGTCTCAGTGTATCCTTTTGTGATGAGTCCTTGACTAGGTGATACTTTAGCATTCATATAGTCACGACCCGAAGCTGTCAAAGCTGGTGTATATGTTGACCTCATGATTGGATAATTGACACGATTCAAAAACTTGACATAGTTCAATTGATTCAAAGCGTTTGACATGGATGAGACAGCAGACCCGAACAAGATCTCTCCATTGTTGCATGATGTCTTGTTTGGTAATAAACTGTAAGCTGTTGAAATCAACATGTCAGACTCCTATCAAACTCAATCCAATAATTGTGTTTCTTGTTTTGGCTGCTCCTGTTATGGCAGGAGGATATCGATTGGCTCTTGGTGTATCCAAGTCCACAAGGCTCGCACTGTTCTCAGCATTGTTGTCAAATGTTGCGTCATAGTAAGGAAGACGAGTATCACCAACAACAGACAATTGACCATTGTCAATCTCCAAGTCAAAAGTGTGCCATCCTATAGTCGTATCACTTGCTTGATTGATGCTCAATGATTGACCAAAGAATGTGAAGTCAATGTCACCGATTACTTTGACATGAAGTTGCAACTTGTCAAAGTCAAGGTTTTCAAACCCCGACGGCAACAATGGATAAGCCAACAAGGTGCCAATGTCACCAGATCCGATATAAATCTGACTCATTGCTGCCTCGGTAAAACTTGGAAACAATGTGGATGATGTACTATAAACACCCGACCAACTCAGCAGTGATCTGAATCGTTTTCTCAACTCATCAATATTGTCAATTATGTTGTGAGCAAAACGAGACGTGAATGCTTGATTCACCTTCAAGCGATTGATCCCAAATGGAGTAATGGCCTTTGTATTATCATAGGGAGTCTTTTGACCTGCTGATAATGGTGAGGCTAGTCTCTTGAAGTATCCCATGACTGAAAAGATTTCAACTTCAGCACCAGAGTTCGCTTGTACTTCCATTGTCACAGTTGCATAGTAATGAGTACCACTTGAAGGAAACGTGACAGTCACGTCATTGTTTGCAAATCCGTTGGTTGTTGAGCTCAGACTTAAGACTGATGTGAATGTGCTTGAATCTATGTCAACTGTAAATCTCACATTGCAACCGGTGACTGTTCCATGAGTACGATAATTTATGATGAACTCAATCTCGTCATGTTCAAGTGACACAAGTGGAACTCTCCATTCTGCCATCTCGACATAAGAGGATGAGTCAGTGATAAAGCAACTATCTGCAAAAGCTTGAGACAAAACATTCTCACAATTGCCAGTTGCAAAAGCAAAGTTTGAAGCGTTCCCCATTCTTTCAGGAGTCTCGAAAGTGACTTGACGGCCTGCGACGGTTGACGCTGGGTCTGAGAGAATTGCTGATGTGCTATAGCTGTTACTCATTTAAGTGCTCGATCCTCATGCCAACAGGCACACGTCTCCTCATGTTATTAGGGAACATCAAATCAAACTGACTACTTACCATCGATCCACGAATACGACCTTCAAAACCGTTTCTTGCACTTGTTTGTAATAGATTGTAAAGAGGTTCTGCGTCAGCAGTGATGATCGATCTTCTTGAGTCACCCCATACTTGATAAAAGTTTATTCTCTCACCTGGTGAGCACAATGGGACAAAGTTGTGAATGAAGTGCTGATATAAATCTATTTGATCAAGCCGAGCATCCAAGTCAAAGTCCAAGACAGAATCGCGATAAGTGCCGATATAATTTGAAGTGTATCCTCCACCAATCTTCCTCCTTGATTGAGCAACATTCTCAACATTGATATGATGTCTTTGATAAGGTCGTGACGGAACAAGCACACCCGAGCAAGGATATGTTGCAGTTAAAACAGTGTATCCGTTGACTGTTGTTGTTGACTCTGTACCTGTGAACCCGAGAAATCTTCTCAATGTATTGTCTGTTGTATTCCAAAGCCATGAAGTTGCCAAAGCTGAATTAACAACATGACCAGCATCATTCAAATACCATCTTGTGTCTGAGCTTGTTGCAGCGACATCAGCAGCTTCCAAAGAGTTCGATCCATCATCAGCGTCACCATTGCCACGAACACGACAAGCCACGACAAGATCTTGAGCTCCACCGGTAAAGTTGAATAAGAATGTGTTTGATCCTCCTGAGGTTTGTTCAATCTCATAAGAGAATGATACAATCTCACCTCTTGACCACTCTGAAGGAGCTGTCACAAGATTGGTCAGCTTTGGACCTAAGACAGATCCACCTGCATTGGAATTGATAAAGGTTGTACCAATGCCAAAGACATCAGTGACACCGTCGAGAGTTGATGATGAGTTGAATCTAATTCTGAATACTCCATCAGATGAAATCTCAAGCTTGTCATTCTCATCAATGCCGACGTGCCAATCAGTTCCAAAGTTGGACGATGCCAAACAGAATGCAGACAAGTCCTTGCCTGTGGCCATTCCTCTACCGTTAAGCATCGAAATCATATCTTCATAGTTTGACAACCAAGTCACGTCAACATTTGTCGAGCTTCTTGTTCCTGCTCTTGTTGGAAAGCTTGACATGTCAAGACCTGTCAAGAGTGCGAAGTTGGGAGATGGTGATGGATTCATGACATTCTCCTTGCGCCACGTCGACTTCTCGACATGACTTTTGTTATGCGATCGGCAAGAGCTTCCTCGGCTGCTCGTTTTGTATCATACACGACAGCACCCGAAAAGTTAATATTAAAGACTTGAGTTGAGGTTGTGGCCTCTTCTCTCTGTGGAGCTTGACCAACTGTTTGGGGTGATCCACTTGGAGACACACCACCAGCACCACCAGCACCACCTCCACCACCTCCACCCATTGCTGATCCTGCGAGACCTGCTGCTCCTGCTGCTGCTGTGAAGATACCTGCTGCTTTAAAGAAGCCCGGTGCTGCTGCTGCTGTCAATGGATTTGCTAAAGCTGCAAAACCTTTGGCAGTGTTCATCAGTGCTTCAACTGCTGCTTGTTGTGACAAGGCCATGAGTAAAGCACCGACTGACTCCTTGAAGGATTCACCAAAGAACAAAGCACCAACGGCAGCCTCAGCAAAGCCACGTCCCATTTGACCAAAGAATCCTTGAACGGCTTTCATGGCTTGACTTGATTCATTGGTGATCAAGCTCAATCTCTCAATTCCATGCCTTCTCTGAAGCTCTGTGATTTGTTCCTGGTTGCCTTGAGCCTGTTGTAATTGTTGATCATAGTTGAATTGCAAAAGTGCAAGCTCTCTCTCAAGATCATTCTCAGTCTGCTCAATATTGAAGCGTCTTGTTTCAAGTACAAACGCTTGACGCTTTTGAGCTTCCTCTTGTTCAATCCTTGTTTTCTTGGTTTCTTCTTGTTTGGTGATTGCGTTGAGCTGATTGTAATATGTGAGAGTTGCAATCTGTTGCTGTCTTTGATTGTCTTTAGCCAGCTTCAGAGAGACATTGTATTGATGAGTAATAAGCTCTATTTGTTTTTGGATGGAGTCCTCTTGGCTTTGAATCTTCAATTGTTCAATCCTTGCTTCTTCAGCAAAAATCCTCAATGCCTCTTGTTCTCTTCTTTGAGCATCAGCTTTCTCTCGGTCTCTTCGTCTTTGAGCTGCCTCCATGCTTCGTCTTGCACGTTCTTGTCTTTTCTTTTCAGCTTCCTTCTCAATCTTCTCAACCTTCTTGACTGTTTGTTGATTGACAAGTGCTCTCTGATCGAGTGCTTGTATCTCTGCCTCAATCGCTTTGTTTTGTGCTTGAAGTGCTTTTTGATTCTCTTCGTTTTCTTTGGCATATATCAAAGCCAACTGAGCACGTCTCTCAATCTCAATCTTTGCAAGTTGAGCAGACTCCTCAGATAGTTTGTTTTCATGCTCGATAATCTTGAGTGACTTTAGTCTCTCAATGTTCTCTTTGACCTTAGCAGAAAGAAACTCAGCAGAACTCTCCTCAAGCTCTTTGTATTTCTTGGCTTGCTCCTCAAGATCCTTTGAGACTTGCTTTTGTAAAGGTTCTAAAACCTTGAGTTGTTTTTCAACTTCCTTTTGAGCCTTATTAAAAGCTTTCTGAGCTTCATCTTGTTTGTTTGCAAGGTTGATGACTTCACGTGCATTTTGAGCAGTGATCTCAATATTCTCACCTCTTGCTTTTTTCAGTTGTTGTTCAGCTTCAAATTGTCTTTGAAAAGCTTTGGTTAGCTTCTCTTGTGCAAACTGCAACTTTTCTTTTGCAAACTGTGATTCAAGAATGCCAAGTGATAACTTTTGAAGTTCGTCACCAAGAGGTAAAACACCTTTTTCACTCAAGGCTTCAAGCTTACTTTGCAAGTCACCAGCTGCTGCAGACATTGCGCTTGTGTTTTCCTCAGCTTCTTGAGCTGCACCACTGATCAACTTGAATGTTTCATAAAGGCCAAAGCCAGCAGTCACCACCATCCCAATGGGACCAAGTAAAGCAGTGAACCCCATGACACCACTTTGAGAAGCTTGACTCATGCTTCCCTTGAGATCACCAAAGGCATCGACAAGACCAAAGACAGACTCCCCAATTGACCCCAAGCCTTCACCAAGTTTCTCATTGGTTGACCCCATGTTTTCAGCAAGTTTCTTGCCTGCCTCTCCAATGGAGCCAAGACCGTCTTTAATATCTTTGGTCCCTGTCAGCTCGACATCAATCTCTATTGTGCCACCATTAGCCATATGAAGCCTCCTTCATGCTTTGCTCGTGTTGACGTGCAATCATTTGGTTGTGATTATATTCTATTATCTCAAGACTTTCAATGATTGCACAAGTAGGAGCAGGATATATGTCATCCATCTTGATCAATCCTGTCTTGATTCTGTTGTAGTTTGTAATGAGTGAAGCAACTCGATTCATGTCTGCAATGGGACATGATCTAATCTTTAAATCAGAGTATGCCTCTCCTGAGTTGGGTGCGATTCGATAAGCTGGCATAAACAATCCAAGCTCATCCTTTTGAGCTTGTGGAAGTCCCTGTTGAAATGATCCTCCACAATTCCCACGCTTTCGCCTCAGTCCCTTGTCACTCCTACACTGTGAACAATCCCAGCCTCTTCCTTTACTAAAAGGAATCCATATGGAAGAGGCAAGAGCTATTTTCCCGAGTCACCCACAAGAGACGCTCTCTGAATATGCAAGACCAACTCTGTGATTGTTGTCACACGCATACCGTCGGGACGAATCTGTTGAATCATCTCGATTGTACCAGGTTGACCATCGATTGACACAAGGCTTTCACGAATCATTTCAAGATACACTCTTGAGATGTATGCTTCATAATCTGCATAAGCTTCACGTTCGTCAATGGGAAGCTTGTGATGCCATCTTGCTTTTTCTCTTGAATCGTTGGGAGCCTCAACCCACAGCAAGCGACCGAGCTCACTGCGAGAATAGGCACCTGCACGAATCTCGGCTTGTTCTCTCTCAGCAGGACCCAAAGGTCTGAGAGTGAAAACAGTTGCCTTCTCTCCCACATCTTCAAGCACATTCATGTCACCAGTGTTCAAATATTGTCCACGTTGGTCATCTGTGCAAGTCACTGATATGTCAGCAGTGACAACCACGTCAAAGGTTGTATTTGTAGATGTGAGAAAGTTAATGGCCATATTATAGTCCTAATGAGATTCTGAATGGTGAACATCCTGCATTTGACTCATAAGCAGATCCACCACTAACATCACCGGCAAAGCGTGATTGATTATACACGAGAGTCTGACGAACGATGTCATTACCACTCACGTCATATTTTGATGGATCATCTGCAAGCTGAGCAGCAGGAATCATGATTGCACAACCTTCGCCATCAGCTGAAGGTCCTGTCCCTACTAACACTTGACGAACTGTTCTGTTGAAGTAATCATTTGCAATTGTTGTATTTACAGTTGACAAGGTCAAAGTCAATTCAACATTTACGTCAGTGATTTCCATGTCAGACATCGCAAGGATTGATTCAGAATGACCAAGAGGAGTCAAGGTATTTGTCACAGTCAAAGAGAAGTCCTCACAATCAACAGCAATTCGTCCGAGTGCGTCAGCACTTGTTGCATTTGTCAATGAAGATGGTGAAGCATTCGAGATCACGACATAAGAGTTTCTGAAGAAAGGTGGCGCGCCTGCGTTGTATGTTGGCTCGATTGGTCCCACTGCACTTGAATGATCATCTTGAATAAGTGCTGCTTGATATGTGAAGTCACCCATTAAGCGACCATTGTCAAGACTGATAGCAAGGCTCTCAAGTACGCAACCATAAGCATAAGAACGGAAGTTCACACCATCAACACGAAAAGTCAGTGAGTGAGTTCTTGTGCCTGTTTGAGTTCTTGAACCTGGATACCAAGTTTGAGTCCCTCTCAATGTTGGAGTACCTGTGAATCCTGCTGAGAAAGCTGGTGAGACTGTCACAGTTGTACCACTCACTTCAGTGATTGCAGAGTATTCAACAGCACCATTGATGATGCTTGACAACAATGTGCCAATGTCAGCAGCTGCGAAACCTGTGGCTTCAACATTATTGACATCGGTGACGCTTGATGCTGCTACTGATGCAACACTTCCAACTTGAGTTTTAAATCCTGCGCCCAACAAGTATCCGAGATAGTTGGCTGAGTAATCGCTTGGAGTGCTTCCGATTGTTGTCAGATCAACTCTCAAGTTCACTTGTCCTGTTCTACGACGGACACGATTGGCACCGTTCCAAACTGTGTCGGGCTCTGGTGGTACAAGATACGATCCATCTCTTGCATCGTTTCTCTCACTTGCCACAACGTCACCATAGATTAAGATTGGTTCACGTTCACAAGGGATCGAAGTATATGTGTATCCTGAGTTGTCAGGTAGATTTGTGGATGATGACAGTGAACCAAAGCTGGTCTCAACTGCAACGCTTAAGCTTCTATGCGTAACACTCATGTTAAGCCTCCAAATATAAAAGATCAAAAGGAACAACAAGCAAGTGACCAAGAATCTCACCAACATCATCAGTGATCAACTCTGCTCTTGATTGCAATGGTATCACCGAGATGATCCCTGTTGTATTAAATTCATATTGAGGACCCTTGATTGTATCAATCAGTTTTCCGGCATCCTCGTTCATCATGCGAATCTTGAAGCCTTCCTCTTTCGGAATAGCATATCGCACATTTATCTCGATGGTGACACGCTTCCGACCACTGAGGCCAGCACTGCCGTCATCCATTGCGAGTGAAACGATCTCAAGAGTAAATTGTCTTTGACTCTGAAATCTTGTGTTTAGTGGAGAGACAAGGCCCGAGCCGTCATCAATGCAGACAAAGCCATGATGAGAGTCAGTCTTTGGATCAATTGCCTCAATCATTGTCTTGATCTTGTCAAGTGCTTGAAAGATTCCTCTGCTCATACATTTCTCCCTAGTTTCTTGGATATGTCAAAAGCAACGGCATTCACAAGCGTGTCAATTTCATTGTCAGTCAAGCCAATGTAAGGACGAACTTTATGAACTTCATATCCATAATGTTGGACATGTTTTGTTAAGCCGATTCTGAAACGAGTCTCAGTTGCTGAAAGGACAACAAGATTATTCATCAATTGTCCACTCAATACAAGATCAACCTCAGCAGTTTGACCCTGTCCTCCTCGACGCTTCCTTGAATCTTCTTTGTATTGTCGATACCCACCAGCATAATAGATTGACTTGCCGGTCCTTGACAACCTGGTGCCTCCCTTTGGTTTGAGTCGTGCACCACGAAAAGAAACATATAAAGGTTTTGTTGAGTACTTCTTGAACTTCTTACCTCGTGAACTAATGCCTTTCATCGTGCGACGCTTGACAGTTGCAACGGTATTCGATGCAAGTGCTTTGGTATCTTTTGCCGTCCAAATATCACGAGGCAATTTGAGATTGACCTTGACCGTCATCAGTGCCTCATCGATCTCTTTGGTGTGAAGCTCTGATCATATTCAGTCTTATTGTAAGTTCTCCATGATGCTCGAAAGTCGGTGGCCTTGCCTCCGTTCTTTTCAAGGTCAAGTTCACCCTCATCGATGACACCATCACCATCGAGATCCAAGTCAACCGATCGAAGTGCAAGGTCCATCAACTCAATACAACGAGCTCTCATTGCGTCGGCTGCATCAAGTTGCAGATTCATCTCATAGATTCGAGCAGCTGTGCAGTAAGCATGACAAAGCTCGAAAGCCTCAGCATTGAAGATCTCATCCTCTGTCACGTTGGAAGATCCAAGACGATCCCTGAGCATCAATGAAAGCTCATCAAGAGAAGCTTTGATCTGTGGTGCAAAGTCAGCTTGACGACGTGGCACCATGTCAGCAAGTGGAGCAAAACGATTCACAAAAGCATCGTGGTCAAGACCAGTGTCGAAAGGTCGAGGAGTAACCTTGATCACTCCTTTGTCCAAGTTGGATAAATTGTTTTGTCCAAGATCTGAAGTGTATGAAACTAAATATTGAAATGTTCCACTTGTCGCAGTGACATTGGCTGATGATGCTGTCACATACCACATTGCAAACTCAATAGTTGCACTTGTTGACAAGTCAATCTCACGAGGTAAAGGATCGGCAAGGATCGCAGTTGTTCCCACAATACGGACGATCTTGATTGAATACCAAGCATCTCCATCCGTCCTCAAGAATGCAAACGCTTGATCTCTCTCAAGAGAGTCAGAGCTTGCAATCGTCAAGGTCCTGCGATCATTGCCAATTGCAGAGACAGTGATGTTTGCTCTTGATTGATTCAAGTTGCTTGTCACATCACTTGACACTTTGAAAGTGATTGAAGGTGTTCCGTTAATGGGTGCAGGAGCATTCCATTCAAACATGTGGTCTTGACCTGTTATTGCTTTTCTTATCATCTCTTTGCTCCTGCGTTTGCTTTTGAAATGTCTGTTGTCTTTGCTCTGTCGAGACCTGCTGCCTTGATGAATCCTTCAGATACAGGACTCCAAGAATGTCGACAGTTATAACCTCCACCGGCAGTCTTGACAGGGAGACCTTGTTTGTTGTTGAGCTTTTTCATTTGCGATTCACTCACAACCTTGTCAACCAATGGCCGACAAAAGTCACGAGTTACACCATCAATGGGACCAGTGTATAAATAATAATGGAGATCAGCCTCTTCAGCAATGGCAGCAGTAACACTCCTTCCAAACATTGAAAGCTTTGTGTTGACTTCTGTCAACTGTCTCCCTGCTGCTGATTGCATCTTCTGAGATAGTGAGGAGATGGCTTGTGTCATGGGTACGTCAATCGACATCGCAACAAGCGACTCTCTGACACCACTTGCCACAGTAGGGATAATGACATCATCAAACAGAGTCTCAACTGCTGAGGTCTGCATGATGTCAAGTTGTTGTTGAATTGGAGTCAACCCGAGATCGGGCTGAATAATTCTTGTTGTTTTCTCGACGGCTTGAGAGATGAGGTCTGCTTGCTCGATGAATTCATCAATTGCAACGTCAAACCCACCTCTAATAATGAAGTCAATCAGCTGGTCTCTAGGTAGAGAGAGGATTGTCAATGGGTCGCTTGCTTGGACTGCCGTCTCAAGTGTTTTTAGGAATCGAGTTCTTGATTTATCGAGAACCGATTTCATTGCCTTCTCGGCTTTGATCTGAGTTTTTAACTCATTGATCTTTGCTTTGGTGATACGTGCGACATCACCCGATTGATTCTTGAGTTGTTTCTCAAGATCTTCAATTGCTAGTTGATCAGCATCTTGCTCGGCAAGAAGTGTGATTTCGTGATTGTCGCACATGTCAGCCTTATACTAAGCAATCAGTAAGGATATACCCAAGAGTTGAGTCAATCGCTTTGAACTGTTGAACTTCTTCAGCGTATACATAGCGACGTGTCGCGTCAAGGCTGTCATATTGACCTGCTTGCATTCCACCAAAATCGAAGTTAAGTGCTGCCACAGGCATTCCTTTGACATTACCACTCTTTTGTACAATTGCGTCAGCACCTTTCATGATGCCACAGAAGATTGTTTCAGTGTTCCAAATTTGTGATTCTGATGAAGTTGCACCAGGTACAGCAGTCTCGCGACGAGCTTCACCAACGTAGATATTTGGAATGCCAAGGATGTTGCGTAAAACTTCTTTTGTTGCTTCTTCAGTAAGAATACGGTTGCCACTTGCGAAAGCACCTGCACCACTCACGTCACCAGCATAACCACGTACTTCGGGATTACGAGCTAATGAACGGAATACACCACGACCAAAGATCAAGGTGTCTGCATTGATACCATGAGCAGCAGCAAAGACAAGATCTTTTAATTTGTCAAGACCTGTCAAAGCGTCAGTGCCTGCTGCGTCAACTTTGCCACCCATAACATTGGTACATGTATCATTTGAGAATGAAGCTGTATCAAAGATTAAGTTTGCAGCACGTTGCTCTTTTGCAAGCATCATCGCGCGACGTACTTTGCGAACGATACGAGCTTCTTCACCACCAGGATATTGACTGTCAATGATGTCTTCCATTGCGATCGAATCTTGTGCAGAGTAGATCTTTGCTTTGAAAGTCAAGCTAGTACGATCAAATGAACCAATGTTCGCACGACCTGCACCAGGAGCACGTTCAAGGTCAAGACCAACACCAGCACCCATGAAGTTGCGACTATTCTCTAAAAGAAATGTACCACTTCTCTCAGGGATCTTCACGTTTTCAAAGATTTGGTTTGCAATGAGTTGACTGTCTGAAGGTACAACCTCAGACACAAGGGACGTTAGAATCTCGTCGACTGGATGAATAACACTGTATGAACTAGCCATGAGTCACTCCTATGGTAATAAGTTGTTTGCACCAGTGAAAACGACAAGTAATTGGTCATTTGCTGAGGCACTTGTTTGGTTGATGTTAGGAATTACGCGAGCGATTGCATAGTTTCCACTTGTCGCATGAGCAGCAACTGCACCAGCAGTCGTAGCCATTACTAAAGGAGAAGTGTTGAAAGTGATTGCACCACCAGCGATAACACGAGTTAAGCCATGGATGACAACGTCAACAGCTTCACCAGCTGAGGCAGCACGTTGAGCAACACCAACACAAGCTGCGTCAGTTGCTGCAGTAGTGACTGCAACTTTTCCATTGCCGTCGATGCTGACAAGTGCGAATTCAGTGATTGCACCTGCTGCGATAAATGATTGAATGATTTGTGTGTCAGCCATGGTTATCCTCCAAATGCTTGACGATAAAAGTCAGGTTGTTGTTCTCTGAATAAACTAAGTGCGTCACTGTAGTTGATTGATTTCTCTTCAGCTAAAGCACGAACTTTTTGATCAAGTGATTTCTTACTGATCTCTTGACCACTTGCACCATGACCAACCTCTTCGAGGGGTACACTTGAATTTGACTGACGCTCTGAGAACATTTGCCAAAATTCTGGTTGCAGATCTTTAATGTTCCAAGCTTTTGAAGCGACATCTTGCTCAGCTGGTGAGATCTTACCTTCACGAAGCAAAGCACTCACAGCTTCATCACATTTGATTTTGCTGTTTTCAGCTTCAAGCTTTTTGACTGACTCGCGAAGTGCGACAACTTCATTTAACAAAGATACATCTTGATTGAATGTCTCAGAGAGTTTTTGTTTCTTCTCTTCCTCGTCTTCCATCATCTTCTCTTTGTCATCATGCTCGGCAAGTTCTTCTTTGTCTTCTTGCTCAGCCATCTTCTCTTTGTCATCGTGCTCAGCCATCTTCTCATCTTCAGTCAATGACGAATCTTTATCATCCATCATCTCTCTGATCTTGGCTTCAAGCTCTTTGACCATTGCATCTTTGGCTTCCA